TTACCCGCCTCGGCGGATCAGTTCCTTTTGCAGGTCGTCGACCTGATCACTCAGGCGATCGATGGCATCGCAGATCTTGTCTGCCCCACGCTCAAACGACTTTCGCATATTGATGGCTTCCGCCGTATGCGCCCTGACCGCCTCGGCGGCATTATTAAGTGCGGTGGGATCCACGATGACGGCGGCAACTTGTGCAGACGCCTGACTTTTTTGCGGAGACGTGTTCGCACCAGCCGAAAGCCCAAAGTGCCTCACTGCAACAATCACAGCCAGCGTCACGCCAAACACAACAAGCGCCAGCGGCGGAAGATCAGCCAGTTTTTCCATTGCGAGCTTCTCCCTGATCATGCGCCGCGCGGTGGATGTTGATCAGCTCTCCAATGGCGAAGAGCGGATAGATGGCAATCCACGTACTGATGACTCCGGAAGATGCAAAAGCGTATGCTATGCCTGACCAGATCATGCACCCGGCTGCTGCCGAGAATTGCCGTATCTGTGGTGTGACGTTCTTCCTGGCGCCATTGATCACGAGGCCAATTATACGCAAGCACCCGACGACAAACATGATCCAGCCAAGAAAATCCTCCGACGGCACGATCTCGTTAAAGCCCATGAACGCCGGTTGATTGAATGTCTGCGATGGAAGGAGAAGAACCCACCCGAAGGCGATGAGATGCCCAGCCATGAACCATTCCATCATGCGCGGGCCGAAGCGGTGCTGGATCCGCACCCACATTCCCGTGCCCTGATATCCGCTTTCCATTGTCGCCACCGCCGTCATTTCCGGCAGGCAGCGTCTTGGCTGCACTGGCGATTATTGGAATAGATTGTGGGACCGGCTGTCGGATCCTGTGAAGCGAGACGTGCGGCCTCTGCGTCAGAGAACTGAACGCGCTGATAGCCAGATCCGTTAGTCGCAGGCGCTGTCTGGCAAGCCGCTATCGCGCATGAAAGCAAGACAACGATGACGATCCGACATATTACGGAAGGAGGCATTGTTTTTCTCCAGAGTGTTGAAGCGCTCAATGGCGGCTTTTGCCGCCTCGATCTGGGCGACGTACTTTCCCTCGCGCTTTCCGATCTGAAACGAGGCAGCGGAAAGAAGGGCCGCGCCAGCAAAAGCTGCCGCGCCGATCTTGAGCCAGCCAGGAATGAGCGTCCACATCAGGCAGCCCTCACCCGCTTGACGAGGTAAATGAACCCCAGAATGCCGCCGCCAATCATCAGCGAGGCAAGTGCCCACTGAACCGGTCCCGATCCAGCGAAGATTGCGCCGGCCGCAGAGAGGAATCCGGTGATGGGGCCCCAAGCTTCAGGCTTCTTGATAACCTCAATGAGGCCGGTGTCGCGAACATCGGCCTTGGCCTTGCCTTCCTCAGGCACGTTGACGGCCATGACCATATTGGCGCTCAGGGTCGCCAGGCGTACAGCGTTCCCGACAACGCCCAATTGGTCTTTCCATTGGCCCTTAGGATCCTTGCCGCTTACGCGGATCGTCCAGCCACGACCATTCACCGGAAACCCGGTCTGAGGGTTCGTGAGGCTACGAAGGTATGTCATGCGCTCATTGCAGTAGGCATGAATAAGCTTCGCGATACCACCCGGATAGGAATTCACAGCCGCCACGGTCTGCTCACCAACCGCTCCATCTTCACGGACGCCCAGAACGCGCTGTAGGCGGCGTACGGCTGTGGACGGACCGGAATTCACGCCGAAGTCAAAGGCCGCGTAATCCAGCCCCTTTGGCAACAGATCGCCGCCACTCTGGACCCAATAGGAACGACGATAGATTTCGGTCGCCTCCTCGATCGTCATGGCCCTGACCTGTTCAGCCGTGACAGACGGCATCCCGCGATGTGCGGCAAGCGTCTTGTGGGTAATCCCGTATTTGGTTGGGCCTCCCCTATCGGTCTTCGCATTAACGTAGCCACCCTCATGACCAAACATAAGGTCGAGAGCGACGGGAAGTGTTTCCCGAGCCATGATAGTCTCCTGATTGTGGTTATGGGTGCCGGGTTACGCTACCGGCTAGACTGAAGGCGCCAAGATCTCGACCGCCCTTTCTTCACCAAAAAGCGATGTGGCGAGCTGTTGCAGGAGCGGCCACAGCTCATGGTCGCTGCGGAATGAATTGGCAGTATCAAAGATTTTACGGGTTTTGATCGGCTGTTGCTCCATGGCCGCGAGAACCTGCGCGACCTCCCCGCTGTTTCCATCCTCGCCGCCGTCCAGACGCGTCCAGAAATCGACGGCGTAAACGGTCGTAACCGGTTCAGGGACGGCAGGAGGTTGAAACTCGCCATCCACCAAAAGCCAGCCGAGTTGCGGAATGGTCTCGCTGGCCTCAAGCTCGATCAGCTCGAATTGAGACGGCAGTGAAAGCATAGATACATCCGCGCTAATGCAGGATGCGAAGCCATTCACGACAGCTACCTTAGTCGTTCCCGATGTGTCAGCCCCGTCCGCAAACTCGTAAAACAATCGTCTCCATGCGTAGAGGTCCGCACCGTCTGACTGCCGCCGCCAGAACAGGGCATTGGCAGGCATACCGAACGGCATTTCTTCGGGAACATAGGTTTCCCACACACCACGATTTTTCATGAGATTACCCTTAAACCTGCGCTACCGTTACCCAGTTGCCGCTAACGTCTGTCTGCTGAACCGTTCGATGCCTGATGTTTCGAACGCCCCAAGCCCCATCCAGAAACATGGCGGTCACGAACCCGCCAGACGCGGCTGAATTCCACTCAAATGCAGTAGTGCCAAATTCAGCTATGGCACCAAGGCGCACCTGCCGGGCCACGGTCGGGGCAACGTCCATAATCGTTCGCGCTTGCGCTGGCGTGAGGTCCTGCACATCGCCGGTTCCTGCGGCAGTCCTTCCTTTGATTGTTGCCGTAGGAACATTCGAAAGCAGCGCGTTTGTAACAATGCTGTTCGGTGCTGCCTTCAAGACTTTTCCGGTCGGCCCGCTATAGACAGCCAGACCATTATCAACCGATGAAGCTGGGCCGACAACGTCTCCAACCGTATCACTAGAGCCGTCAATCCTCTTCCACGCCGTCCAATTGCCGCCCGCCTGTGACCTTAACAGCGCCACAGGCACACCCGAACCCATTATAGCGAATACGGCTTGAGCACCGGCGTCTGAACCCCAACGTTGATTGATCATGACGGCATTTGCTGTAATCGAACCGGGGCTGTTTACAGGCTGCGATGCCGAGGCCCATCGGTAAAACGAGGTGTACGAAGGCAGCGAATTCAGGTTATCCGCTGATGTCAGGGTAACAGGAGAGCCAGCACCTAAACCAAACGCGCCTACGATCATCGGCGCGCCGGAGCGGATATCGGTTACGCTTTCTTGCGGATAAACAGCAGGTCTATCACTGAACGCACCAACCCAAGCAAGTTCAACGGTAACCCCACTGGCATTGACGAAGTCGATGCGAACAATATTTATTGAACTATCAAACCAGTCCGTGCCGCCGTTCGTCAAATCCCACATATCAAGAACAACGGTATTCCATTGTCCTACGACTTCACGCGACCATGTTTTGCGGTATGAGCCGTTATATCCGTGCCCCGCTGTCGAATAGTATACATTTCCGTCAAACGTTCCTGCGGTCCGCTTATATCTGAACGCAACGTATCTGGCTTTCGATCCTGCGGTTGCGCCGCCTAGATTTAGAAAAATCTGCGGGTCTGTATTTGTGGACGTTAGAACAAGATTGTTGCCCGATTGGGTTTTTGTAAAGCCGGTGGTGGATAAGGCATTCAATTGAGTGAAGCCGCTGGCCATTACTTCACCCGAAATCATTCCAGCAACCTTTAACGATTGAGGAAGAACTGCGTCAGCGACCTCACCCGAGATCAAGTTGGACGCGTTTGAGGCGAAAGCCTGCGTCGGCTCTTCAAGCCATGCAGTCCAAGTGCCGCCCGCTTTACTTCTGCCCCATCGTTTTTCGCCTCCAGCCACATTAGTAACGCGGTAGTATGTCTGAGCGCCTGCATTTGCATCAAACAAAACAGTTGAGCAAACACCCGAACCTGCACTAGGTGGGCCATTCACAGTGATAACATCACCACTTGCAACGCTAACCCAACCCGAAGTGATTATGTTGTCCAGGGCACCTGCCGTGGTCACCCTTGTGCATGTTTCGCGGATGCGTGTCGGCAACTGCGCGTTCGGGATCACGCCAAGGGCGCCGTAAGCCGCAGAACTGTTGAGGGCCGCGATCAGGGACTTTCCGAACGTCGTCAGGTCAGCAAGAGCCGCCGCGCCATTCTCATCAATCGTCAAGGCCTTGTTCGGTGCAGCGGTGAGCTGCGACACTCCGTAAAGAATGCCGCCTGACAAAGAGCCGAGAACCCGACGTAGAGCCTCAACGGCTATAACGTCGGGGCTGGTCAGTTCGATCTTGTAAGCCGCATTCGTTTGCGCTGGACCTGGCCAGTTATCTTCAAGGGTCAACTGTGTGTTGCTGTCGACAGATGCGATAATGATCGGCCGACCGACATGAATGCCAAACTTGTCGCCGGCCTTAATCGCCGTCAGCCCGCCGACGACAGAAAGCCAGTTCGTGCCGGTACCGGTCACGATCTTGGAGTTGACCGCAACCGTCGCCGTACCGGTGTTGTAGTAAGCAACGCCCGCCATTATTCGGTTTCTCCGTTGATGGTATCGCCGTCACCGCGCGCAAGACGCAGATCGGCTTCGAGGCCGTTGATTTTGTCGAGAAGCACTTTGTTCTCGGCATTCTGCATAGCGAGGTGCTGGGCGAGAAACAGATTGCGCTGTTTGAAGAACTCTTCGCGCGCGTTCGCTTCTTGCAGAGCGACCATAGGGTCGATCTGCATTGTGTTGCCGGTTGTCATGGGATTTCCTTAGCGCTTGAAGGTGGATGCTATCAAAATCGTCCTATCCACGGAGCCGAGGAACGGACCGCCAGAAACGGTGACTCTGAAAGTAGTGGAAGATTGACCGGACGCAGGCGTATAGAGAACGATATCGCTCCCAACGTAGCGGAACCCGCTGGAATCATTCGTCGAATTGAAGATGCAGAAGTTACTGACTTCGCCACCATTGGTGATGTTTTGCGTAACGATCTGGGACTTCCCGTTGACCGTTCCGCCAGATACCAGCTTGCTTACGATATCAAGGCGCACAGTTGGGGAGCCTTGGCCGTGACTAACAGTGACGTCGAATGTCCCCGTGTCCGTTCGCGAGTTGCTGTCGACCCTCGTGATTGCGCCAGGCTGGATGTTAGACGTGCCAACTTGTAGGTTGCCAACAATGGCGTTCTCAATATTGACGTTACCCAACTCACCAGACAGCGCCGAAAGGCTGTTGACGCGGACGTCATCCAGGTAAAGCACGCCGCCCTGAAAGACGAAGGGTCGCTTCAGGGAAGACGGATCAGTCCCATACATCAGGATTTGATCGGCCTGCATGAGGATGCGCGTTGGCAATGAAGGACTGGAAGGAGCATCCATCATAAATGATGCTGCTCTTGTCGAGCCGTCATTAACTACGGTCACGATACCAAAACGCGCATCGTATCCAGTGGGGCCTGCACTGGCCTCCCATTTCACTCTAACCTGGGCAGAATTTCCGCCCAATGCCGCCGTGAGCGTGTCTGTCCGCGTTGCCAGTGCGGATGTTGCATTGGCGACCACGAGAATATCGTTCGATAGGCCAGCTGTCGCATCGCCGAACTCGACCTCTATCTCATCAACCCTGCCTGCTAACGCCTGATTGGCGTCAGCAACAGCGATGACTTGGCTGGTAAGGCTGGCGATAGAGCCGTTGAATGTGACCTCAAGACTGTCAATCCGTGTTGCAACTGCTTGTGTCCCGTCGACTGCGACCTGTACCTGACTGGTGAGCGAGGCAACGTTCTGGTTGACACTGACGGTTAGCTCTTCGAGTTTGCTTCCTACGGCTGCTGTTGCGCTGACGGCAATTTCGATCTTTTCGTTGTAATCAGCGCGAGCGTTGCCAAGCGCCAGAGAAAGGCTGCGGCGGATGGACTCGCTGTGTTCCATTGCGACAACTGGCAACTCCAGCTGCGAGGCAATGAGGGCCTGTATGCGATCTTTAGCCGATCTCGCGTTGTCGTAGAGCCATGATAGCTGCTCATCGACGCCCGAAAAATCGACGTCAACGAACACATCCTTGTCGGAGAGCAGCACGTTCGGCGTGATGACCGGGATAAATCCAGACCACAAAACTGGCCTGTCGCCACCGGGAATGTAGCGGCCACGAACGACGTAGCTCTCATTCGGCAGCAGCCCCTGCGAGATGAGCATTGAGCCGACCTGCGGCTGGTCGGTTCGACCCTCGCTTACCTTTTCAAGCGTTGCTTGAAGCCGAACCTCATACTCAATGCCAATGACATCATCGAGGCGTCCATCGGTGTTGTCCCAAGTCAGGCGAATGGCAGGGCGACGATCATCGCCAGCGCTATCCTTAACCGTGGCTGGCTCTGCGAACCAGTCGATAATCGGCTGTGGTGTCGGGCGAATGACGCCGAGCTGCCCATCGACAGGGGGCTTGAAGTCGGCATTCGTGTTCCAGTCGTAGTCAGCTGGATCAACCTCAGTGATGTCGACCATGACATCGAGGTTTGCGCGATCCGCCACACCGTCGAGGCGCATCAGTTTCGCGATGTAACCGTTACGCTCTGACGTCCACGAAAATACCGTACCTGGTGTCGCATAGGCCCAGAATTTCGGAGGCAGAACAATCGTGTGCCGGCGGAAGCGTCGAGCCTCTTCTAGCGCCGACCTCATTAGCCGCTGCACCTGCTCCGCATACGGAACAAAGTTCAGAGCGACGTCGGCCATCAGACGGCGATTGCCGTCGATCGCTTCAAGGTCAGTCCGATAGAGCGGCGGCGCAGTCTTTGATACCCAGCCGTCTTGCGGAGAAGGATAGTTGGCTGAAACGCCGTTGATGGTGTCCGCCAATCCAAGGAACGGCGTGAATTCCTGCTCTTCAGTAGATAGGATATCGTCGTCGGTGAATGCGATAACCGGAGCGTCCGGCGCACCAGAATGCAGGTAGTAGACGCCACCAACTTCCGAGATCTTGCCTTGGCAGGCCGTTAGCAACGCTTCAATTGCGGACGTCAGCGGTGCCTCAACTTGCACCTCGCCACCGCTTCGGTACGTATTCACCCAACCAGTGGATTCCATCGTTCCGGCACGATGCTTCTCGATCTGAGCAATCCATGCCGAAGCAGGCAGACGCGCAGACGAAAGGTTTTGCAGGCCGTAAAACCACTGACCGTTGTAGCTGATGCCGCGCAGCAGGTTGTAGATCTGCACCGCCGGCAGAAAGTCGCCGTCGCCGCCCCACGTGGCCGGATCGGCATAGCGATGGGTGCCGACACCGCCTTGCGTGCTGTCCCGCGAGATATCGTAGAGGCGCATGCCTTCGAGAACGAACTTGAAGGACGGCACGCCGGAGAACATGTTCTTGGAAACGCGAGCCGTGACGATCGCGTAAGCAACACCCCTACCGATACGGTCAGGGTTCCACCATCTGTTACCGTTCGATACTGACGTAAACAGGAAGCTGTCGGCAGTCGTCTGGGTGCCATCGTAGAACTTGACCCAGAGGCTGTCTGGATACTCATTGACGGCATAGCCACGCTCAGAAAGTCCACCGAGCGTGACGCGCTCGCCGTTGACCCAGACTTCAGCAAGGCCACGTATTGGCATATCCGAAAGCGCAATCACCTGCGTCAGATAGGCGTTCGGTGTGTCACCATCCTGCCCCCACGTATTGACGAACACGAGAGAGCCAGCAGTCGCAGTACGACCGAGGATAAAGGAGCGCGAGATATCGCCGCCGCCTTGCAGTGTGCCGTTGATCGAGAATGTCGGATCTTTGGTCTTGCCCGCCAGTGACTGCGCAAGCAGGCTGACGTCAACGCCAACTGCCGTCTTAAGCAGAAAGGACCCAAAAGCGCCGAGGCCGCCAATAAAGCCCGAGACAGTCGATACCGCGCCGGATATCGCAGCGGCGATACCAGAAAAAATAGCCATCGATTTTCCTTCGGATGCGCCGTGCGCGCGCCAGCCGCTAAAGCGGCTTCATGAAGTGTGTTTCGACGGCGCTGTAGCCGCGCCGCTCGTAAAGGCTGGAAACGTCATTGGTTGCCAGCGATGCCATTCCGACAGAGACGCAGCCGACTGAGCGCGCCCACGCCTCGTAAGCGTCTAACATCCTGATCGAGCCGCGCCCCCGCGCCTCTGGCGACACGTACCAGACCGTCTCCTTGGCAATGCGTCCAGCACCGAACGGATGATCGAAAGCAGCGGCCATCAGAACGCCCTGCGCACGCTCGCCTGTGACCAGCACGCAAGCCATTGGAGAACGCATGTGCTGCTGAAACAGCTGGTCTGCGTAAGCCGCCTGAAACGGAAATGTGAAGCCAGCGGCCTCATGGCTTTCGCGCAGCAATGCGACCACGCGGTCGCGGTCCTCAGCAGTAGCAAATCGAACATCCATCAGAAGATCCCAAGAAATTTCTTGCGCTTCGGCTGCGTCGCGACCTTGCCCTTTTCAGAACCCCAGAAGAATTCCCATTCAGACGAAGTGTCCGCATCCTGATAGAATGCGTCACCAGCTTGCCGGAGAACCTGGGTGGCGTGACTGCGTGTGGCCGGATTGGATCGCGTCATTTCCTGTGTGTGGCTTGCGCAGACCATCGTCACGCTGCCCTCTTCGTTTTCACTCGGCGTCGTGATCGTGATGGTGTCGACGAAACCGACAAAGCGACATTCGGCAGGCGCCACCATCTGGCGGCTATCTGGATCGAACAGTCCACGGAATATCTCGACGCGAGCCTGCTTGCAGTCGTACAGGCGAACCAGCGTCTGCACGTGCTCGCTCACCTGCGAAAGGCGAATATTGACATTCTGCACAGACAGGTTCGCGACCAGCGGAATGTCGTCGATCTGGACCAGGGTGCCAGATCCGTACCAGTCACGCGTGACAGGCAAGCCCGTGTCCGGATGAACCACAGCCGCAGACACGTTGCCAACGTCCGACCACATGCCATCGGTGACCGGCGCACCAGTTGCTCGATCGCGCGCGACAAACCAGAGGAAGTCACGCGCCACCAGTTGTCGCGCCCCAAGCGCAGCAAGGTTTTCTGCTGAGATATTTCTCATGATACCCCTTAGCGGACTTCAATCGCCTGAAACGTGACCGTGCCGCGACCGGTGGCCATGTCGGCAGTGGTTGAGATCGAGCCAGGCACGATTGCCATGATACAGGAAGGCCTAACCAGCGTAGCTGCGACAGGCGCCACCACGCCTGGCCACAGATGCGGACGGACCTCAAACTGCGTTGTCACGCCGCCTGCGCTGGCCGTCATAGGCTCCATCACCATATGCAGGTCTTTGTCGCCGATCTGGATGTAATCGCCGACCGTGACCTTGTAGCCAGCGGGCAGGCCCGATAGCGATATTGCTTTGCGGTTACTCGCAATCGTGGCCACCTGCCCCACCCCGGTAAAAGCGCCGCCGGTCGGCCAACTGCCGTTCGGATACGCCACCGGGAAACAGCGCGACTTCGGAAATGCGCGGAACGTCTTGAGCCCGTTTTCCAAGCTCGTGAGCCGCGCGCGCCAGTAATCCAGTTCGTTCGGCTTCATCGAGCGCGATTGTGCTGTCATCTGCCAGAGTGGCGAACCCATGTCCTTGACGACCGTTTGGCCGCCGGCGGTGCGCGACTGTTCTTGCCGCCAGAGCAGGCTGAACTCGGTCGACCAGCCTGGGAACTCGTCGAAAAACGATGTTGGGAGCGGGTATGTGACTGTCATTGTGGATTCCCTGCCGTCCCAATCGACATTGCAACCACGAAGTGCTTTTATGCTCATCGGGTTTGACTGGGGAAATCATGAAAAAGATAAATATCTCTGCGGCATTGATTGCCGCCATGTTGGCATCTTGCCAATACAAAGCTGAGCCGCTCACTGTGGCCACGTACAACGTTTACTCATCGTATGAGGGTAAACTTCCAGGAAAGTACTTGTTGTTCGTGGATGGATCGAAGCTCGATAAATCAATCAAGCCTTCAGACTACAACTGCGCCGCCCACACGTTCCCGCTAGCCTTATCAAGTAGCTTTTCCGGATCGGTTAGGCAAACATTTACGAACCTCGTGACTGAACTTGAAGTTGTTCAGGCACCAGTCGGCCGAGACGAACTAAAATCACGTGGCGCTAGAGGAATGATCATAGTTAAAGGCGAAGACGTTAACGCGCGTCTACGCGTTGTCCCCGGATTCTGGGTGGCTGGCATGGAGACGGAGGTCGAAATCGCAGCCTCGATTACCGTCGACGGCCAATCTGGAAGGCTTCTTGGAACGACAGTTTCCGGTGACGGAAATGGTCAATCCGACGCAGGATTGGCGTGCGAGGGCGGAGCTAAGTCACTGACACAATCAGCCGAGCAAGCGATGAAGGAGACCCTGGGCAGGCTTGGTGAAGCGCTGACAAACTCCGATCGTGTCAGAAATGGAAAGTAAGGTAGGGCCGTAGCCCTACCCCAACTTCACGTTTCGCTTCTGAGCCGATCGAACCGCCGCCTCGACCCGGCTTTGCAGCTCGCCCTGCATTTTGGCCAGCGCCTTTTCCTGTCTCGCGACGGCTTCAACAGATGCGCCGCGGTTGTCGACGACGGGATTGAAGTTGACGACGACACCGCCAGATTGCGCGGACATTGACCGCAAGCTCGGCACACTCGGAACCGAAATCCCGACCGGGCCACCGTTGGCGTAACCTTTGAGATTGCGCCGCACTGCCTCCATGGCCGCAGGGCCGCCGGCAGCTTTGACCGCAGCCTTGTCGAAGACGTACTCGCCTTTGTGGACGACGCCGGCAGGCTGGTACTTGCCGCCGTCGCCGGTGTAGCCGCCATCTGCAAAGCCAGAAAACAGCTTGGTAAGCCATCCGCCACTACTCGTCGCCTTTGATCCACCCATGAGTGAATCAAACGCACTATTCAAAACAAGGTCAGCAAGCTTATTCAGGAGTCCCGAGAGGGCTTCGCTCAAACTCTGAGCCCCAGTGATCACATCTGCAAAGCCAGTTCTGGCCGCATCGTAGAACTCCTGCGCTGAGCTTTCCGCACGCTGCTGCGCTTCCTCGACTTGGCGTAGAGCATCAGCCTGTTTGGCATAGGCCGAAGAAACCTCGTCGATTGTTTTCTTTTGCTGAGCAGAAAGCTGAACGCTCTCTAGATCTGTCTGGCCTTTTTTCCTGGCTTCTTCTCGAAGGTCAGCCAGTGCCCTCTGTTCAAGATCAAGCGATAGACGACGTTTCTCTTGCTCTTGGTATGAAAGGCTCACCGTCGACTGCTCCTGGATAAGGGCTGCCGTCCTGTCTTTGATGGCCTGAATATCTTCCCTGAACCGGTCGTCTGCTGTCTTCTTTGGAACTTTTGACTTCTCAGTCGGCGAAGCACCGATACCTTTGCCGAAACCGGAGGGTTGGCCGTCAATCTGATCATTCACAAACTGAAGCTGTTCCCCGATTTTTAGAGCAGCCTTGCCGATCGCCGTAGCGTTGGCGTCTGAGGTTTTTGCAGCGTAATCGAAAGGATCGAAACTCAACTCGTAACCAGTGAGTGATTTTGTCATTGCTCTGAAGTTATCTGCCCTTGCTCGCGCTGCAAGGGAGTCAGCGTATGCAAGCTCAAATGCCGCACGAGCTGCGGTATATTGCATCTGAATCTGATCGCGCAACGCAGAGGTATAGCCGTTTGAAGAAGACTTTGCTTGATCTAGGGCCGAGGCATTACTGGAGATAGCGGCGTTGGCGTTCGTGATTGCGGTATCGGTCGCGTTGGCGCCATCGACGACCAAGTACAGTGCAGCAGCAGCGCCCCCAGCGATCAAACCAATGGGACCGAGAGCGGCAGCAAGGCCGCCAGCAACCAGAGTACCTGTGCGGACAGCAGCAATAAACGCGCCCAATGCAGCCACCGCATTACCTAGTCCCGCAACCACGCCCACTAGCGCCCTACCAACCAGAGCGCCGGTGATGATGGTGATGAATTGGACAACCACATCACCAACTTCTTTGAAGTTGTCTGCGAGATAATTCAGTGCCTCAACAAGCTTGCCGGTAGCTCCAGCAGAGGCGTCAGCGTTACCAATGTATGCTGTAAACTCATTGTTGATGCGCGTGATCGCGTCACGAATAGTGGAGTTTGTCTTTCCAAATGCTGCTTCAATTGGTGCCTGAGCCGCCAAAATCGCCTTGAAAACGCGATCAGAGGTTATCTTTCCTTCGGCACCAAGCTCTTTGAGTCCCGAAATCGTAGTTTTGAACTCTTTAGCTATTGCGTCGGCAAGGATCGGTGCGTTTTCGCGGAGAGATCGGAGCTCGTCGCCCTGAAGCACACCAGAACCAAGTGCCTGCCCAAGCTGCAATATTCCAGCCGCTTGTTCGTTGGCTGCGGCGCCACCTGCCTTAAATGATTTTGCCACAACTGAAGTGGCCATCGCTATCTCTGCTTCAGATTTGGCTACATTTGAAGCAGACCTGATCAACTTCGCATAAAGATCCACGTAAGCTGAAAATTCAGTCCTCGAATCGTTAGCACCCTCTTTGAGCTCATTCAGAGATCTTGTTTGCACTCCCGCAATTTCAGCGGCAGCGCGGATTTTGTTGCCAGCTTCAGTCCAAGCATCGGCATAGGCAGTAATTTCTCGAACACTAATTACCGTACCAGCAAGTGAAACAGCCGATCCAATCGCTCTATCGATCGACGACGAGATGCGATCCCCCATGTTAGTAAACGACTTTTCTACTTTGGCGTTCATAGCCAAGAAACGGCGCTCGATCTCATTCGCGCGCTTCTGAGTAGTTCCCATCGCTTTAGCCATGGCATTGTCGTACTTTTTGATATCAGCCGAAAGCTGCACAACCAGTCGTTCTAGATCTGTTGTTGACATGGTCGTTTTGTCCTATGGGTGAATAAATGTATCTGGAGACCGCTATGAGAGCGCTGATCGCACTTGTGTTGTTGACCGCAATAGTACCCGCATCCCAAGCTCGGCAAATTGAAAATTGCCGAGCAATTAAGGATAAAGACCAGAGACTTGCGTGCTTTGACCAGTCGGCAGGAAATTCCGGTGGCGAAGAGTGCGATTCTCGGGAGCCCGGAAAATTCAATGCGGACTGCATCAATGAAAAACTGCAAAAACAGAGACGTTAAAGCCAGTCCCAAAGCTCATCGATTTCCTTGGTCGTAAGCGATCCATCGTCAGCCGTGTTGGCCTCGACGTATCCTTCCACGGCTGCCATGAATTGCCACATGGACATTTCATTGACTTGCTGAGGGGTAAATCCCATCACAGTCCCTGTGCCGTAGATCGCAGCAAATCTCAGCTTTCCGTTAGGGAGGTCGTCAAGCTGTTGTCGGTTAGACTTGCTGCGTCTCGCTCCCCCACGACCTCATCAGGGGCGCCAATTATCCCGGCAGAAATCACCGCAAGAGCCGCGAGAGCGTATTCGCCCACAGGTCTCGTCTTAACATGATCCTTTATCAGCTTTGTCGCCTCTTCAGGTTTTCTCCCTGCCCCGATCAGACCTAAGCGGAGGGTACATTCGATGTCTTCGGTGCGCCAAGTTTTCTGCGCCAGTCGGTCTTGAATGACATAGGGCCCTGCATCGCATTTTTCCTGCAACTGGGAAATTTCGCCCCACCCGAGACGGAATTCGTAGTCTCCGTCCCAGATGGTCAATTCGATCCGAGCGTCTCGCATTATGGCGTCGCCGGCGTCGTGACGCGGACCATTTCGCCGTCGCTCTGGAGCGAGACGTTGTTGGTTGCGCGCTGGCCGTTGTTGGCACCGACTTCCATGCTCTCAATGTGCATGCGGCCAGTCCACGTGATTGTCTTAGCGGGAAACTCCCATTCGACCTTGACCGGGATACTCTCGATGCTCTCGAAGCCTTCGAGCCAGGTATCGACGCTTTCGGACGCCAGCACGCCTTCCCCGGAAATGCCCATGGAAAGCGAAGTCGCGTCGCGACCAACCCAATCGACCTTATCGGGGTCGGCGCAGTCCGGAATGTTGACTTCTTCGAGACCCTTGTTCAGCGTGACCGACCGCTGAGTAAAGCCGCACGGCGCCGAATATACGATAGGGTCGGCGTCGTTGCCGAGGAGCACGCGAATCTTGCCCCCCTTGATGGTGGTTGCCTGAGCCATTGCGGCCTCCTGTGTTGGCGGGTTTAGTGATGTTCGATGCCAGCACGGTAAGTGCTGACAATCTGGGTGGTCAGACCGTCAGGCGCGCGCAGATCGCGGCGACCGTCGAACTCGAAATAAACAAGGGAATTGTCGGCCAGCGATAAGCTCTGATCGTCCAAGGCTTTTTTCATAGCCTTGGCAATCTTGCGTCCTTCCATGAATCCGGGGTCCCGAGACCATGTGTCCAGCTGGATCACCAGCTCTGACGCTTCAAGGCAGTCGGTGTCTTCTGGTAAATCCTGCACAGGACCGAACGAAATATAGGGAAAGGTCGCGGTGATCTTGCCATCGGCTGTAGGAACCAAATCATAAATCCGGTTTCCGACGAGTGCAGCGACATCGGGATCGGCTTTTAAAGCGTTCACGATAGCCACCTGTAGTTCATGCGCGGCGTCATATGTCATGATCCGGAGGCCACTTTCTTTGCTGAGTCTCTGACGGCCTTGGATACGGCACGTCTGGCGCGACGCTTGTTTGCCCTCCACGAGACGTAGAAGAATGGTTGCGCGGTAGTGCCCGGATGAATCGATCCCGCAAAAAGGCCGCTATTTTCATGGCGCGCCGTGCCAAACTCTACCCACCTGGCATAATAAGCCTCGCTGTTGCCGGCGTAGACGGTCAGCGTCATCCCATCCTCACCTGTCGACTTGACGGAGGCCAGAGAGATCGAGCCCTTCGGGGCCTTTCCCCACGTCCACCCGATGCTATCCCGCAACTTGCCGTCATCGACCGGCGCCAGATTTTTCATCATCGTGACGATCTCTTCGGCGGTCTTTTCCATCTGTTGGCGGATCATCTGCCTTGCAACTATTGGCAACCGAGCCAATTTGCGCTTGAGGCGGTCAAGGCCTTGGATTTTGGTCATCCGCTTGCCACGCCGCTCTGGCAGAGGAAGTCCAGCCATTGCCGGTCCGTCGTCGGCGTCACATCACGGATATTGAACTCGGTTCCGGATCGAGTATCCCTCACCCGCCAGTCTGTATCCACCTGCCGTGTCTGCGAAGACGAGCGAACGAATATGACCTGTGTGTGCTGCCCTTGAAGGCGATCAGCCATGACGCTTTCACCCCCGCGCAGATGCGCAAAGCCTGCCCGCACCTGAAACTGTTCGACCCACTGACCAACAAAGACGCCATCTCCTCGGTCGATCTCTTCCCGCTTGTCGAATGCCACGCGGTGGAAAAGGTCACCCGCTGATCTGGTTTTCGCCATTGCGCTGCGCCTCCGCGTCCTTGCCCGCCCACTCGGCCTTACCGGCGGCGACGGCTTCCTCTGCACACTCGCGCCTTACGGTGCCTTCCCAGCCCGCCTTGTAGGCAATCGTGCTCTGGATTGTGGGTTTGTAGTCGTAATCCTGCTTGAAGCGTACGCGGGCCATCTGGGCCTCCTAGAGTGAAAACCTGCGCCACTTCGAAATGAGCGCATTTTCGATGACTGAAAGGGTCGATCCGGCCTCGTTGGCGCTTTGTTCGTACCCGATTTGCACCCGCGCGATGATGGCGGCACAGATGTCTTTGGGAACGGTCGGCTTCTCGTTAACCATGGGCCAACCCGCCTTGTACTCAACAGTGACGGCGGCGCGCTCGTACAGGTCAGACGGCTGCGTAAACGCGTTGCGAAAACAGATTTGCGACTGGCCTCCAGCGCTGGTTTCGAGGCCGTAACTCGCAGCGGGAACGGTTGATATCTGACCAGCAGCATTTCGCCACGATACGGATACCGCCCCGATGACCGGTCCGAGCGGCAGGCAAAAACCACGAGCAAACCGGTCAAAGCTTTGCCGCCATGTCTGCTCGACGAGGCAAATTCCAAGAATGCCCGTCCAGCCTTCATAATGATCAACCGCCCCTTGAATCAAATCGACCAAGGTGGTGTCATCGTCCGAACTATCGATGCGCAGCGACTTCTTCACATCTTCTAGCGAGACGGGCAGCATTTCAGGCGCGGCAACTCGGACTGGTCGGTGCATGGCTCAGGCGCTCTTGTTTTTCGGTGCAGCCTTCTCGGCCTTATTAGACGGCGCAGGTTCGGTTTTCGCCTTACCTTCCCGCAGCACGCCGTTGTCGATCAGGTGCTGTACGTCGACCTGCGCCGCATCGCGGGTGTCGCCCGGCATGTACATCTTGTCGCCAAGGTGCTGTCGAAGAACTTCATAGGTTTTCATGGGGATATCTCCTTTGGTGCGTAGAGAGGGCAGCCAAAGCCGCCCTCATTGATGAGCCGAAGCGATCAGGTCACGCGACCAAAGTCGCCGTAGATAAAGGCTTCAGGACGGTAAACCGCCAGTGCGAGCCGCTCTTCAGCAAGGATCGTAACAAGGTTCTTCGTGAAGTCGTCGTTGACGAAACCGGTTTCCACGCGAGCGTCCCAACGGTCGAAGACCTGGGCACCCAGCTTGAAAGCGCCGACCAGCACCTTGTCGACCGTCATGGCCTGCGTTGCCACGACAGGCAGACCCCAGAGTGTTGGATTGATCGTGCCCTGCGGGTTTCCGATGATATATCGGCCAGTCGTATCCTTCAGGGTTTCGATCCATGCCCAATCGCTCGGGTGCATGACGGCGCCGGTGGCCGGATACTCCGCAAGAGCCGCCTGGAGCATCATCAGACGGATCATATCGATGCTGGTAGGGGAAGTCAGCGTGATCGGGGCAGCATATGCGGTTGCCTGCGGAATGATCCCGTTCAGGTTTTGACCAGTGCCGTCGCCATTCAGAAGCTGGGCTTCTTCAACGTATGCCAGGCCGTAGAGCAGACGCTGGTCGATGATCGAACGAAGCTGCGAAATATCGGAGAGGACCTGCTTTGAAGCCTTCATCCAGTGTGCAAGCACCTTTGCAGAGGTCGTAACGAGATCGAGCTTGATGTCGGACGATGGCTTTGCAGAACCTTCCGCGACGGGTGCAGCATTGTTCACGAAGCCGGTTTCCTTGACGTACTCCAACGTGTTGCCGTCCATCTGCCCCTGTGAGAGCAAGTCACGGACTGTAAGGCGCCGCTGCGGCAGAGCTAGGAGACCGGGCAGCCGCGTGTTTGCGATGGCGTCGCCAACGGAACCGGCAGCGTCGGTCGTGAGCGATGTCAGTGTGGCTTTCATCCGCACATCAACCTTGCCGGAACTCGGATCACCAGCGAGGAAGGACTTAACCTTCTCGTCGTTGGCGAACAGTTCGCCGGCAGACTTTTGGGCATCATCACCGCCCTTGGCGCCCCGCGCCATCTTCTGCTCCAGCTCGGCCATCTGTTCGGTCAGGCTGTTCATCTTGATGAGGGCTTCGTCGGCCTTCTCTTTGACGGAAGATGACAGTTCCTCACCGGACTTAGCTTTGCCGAGAGCTTCTTCGGCAATGCTCTTGACCGCATCGAGAGCGGAATCGAACTTGGCCTTGACCTGGCTTGCCAGTTGCTCTGGAGTTGGATGGCCGTTGCCATCGCGCAGGTAGCGGCCGGCGGCGCGCTCAGACGCAGTCATAGCGCCGAG